TTAAAAGATATAGAATCCTGTATTTGTAATAAATAAAGGGTATCTAATCTTTCCTAATTAAATAATTAGAAAAATTTTTTACTTTTTTTCTCTTTATTTAATAAGGATTCACTGAACTCCTACTCAAAAAAATAGGGTCCCGGATCAGATCTTCAACTGATCCTGTTCCAAAAGATACCTAAGATATATTCAGTTTCATTAGTCCATAACACTTCTTTTAGATAATTGCTAACTATCTATTAGATTATGAGTTAAAGATACTCATAGTTATGATTCGACTAGCAAAACTCATGTGTTATCCTTAAAATAATTATTTTAAATAAAATTTAAATTAATCTAATTTAGGGATTCTTTTGTTAATCCTAAACTCAATATAATAGATTTATTTTGAGATTTAGTTATAACCGGAGAACACACATGTTTGAGATACGTAATTGTTTCCTTTCTTTCTGGTAGGACATTTAATTCTTTAATGCCCTTTAAGAAAGTAGAACTAACAATTTCTTGATCAGTGTGAATCTGATCAATAAGGCCTATTTCCTTTGGAATTATAGGTAATTGCCTAATCAATTCAGAGAAATCTGAAATAGAATTAATGTAATTACCTCCATAGGAATGGACGTTCTCAACTAGATCATGGATCAGATCTAATTTTTGTGTTTTAGCTAACATACTGTAAACAAGATCAGTATGTGCTAAGACATGAACTGTCTCACTGCTTAGTGTATTTAAGAGATGTCTTCGTTTCGAGGCATGGACTCTATAGTGCTTAAGATATTTCTTTAGTAAATACCTAACTAAATTAGGATTTGCTTCAAAAAGTTCTTTTTGCACATTCTTTTTGTCGATAATTGATTTAAAAATCGAACGTAAGTGAGCCAATGTTATTCTTGTTCCGTATAAGGCCTTTTTATTAGCAATAAAAAGACCTGGTTCAAGATTCCCTTGGTTCCAGTGGTCAGATCCGACTGATATTTCAGTCAAGACCCCGGCAATTAGGATTGATTCTGTTGATACAGAATCGGGGATATTCGAAACGAGTGAATCCGGATCAGAACCTCTATCTATATAGGATGCCATTAACATGCCATCTCTAATTATTTTAGATTTGACTTGTGAAAACAATCTATATGGTAAAGGTGATATTTCTCCTTCAGTGGTAAATAAGCGTTTTGCAAATTCACCACAAGGGAGAGTTTTCTTATCCGGAATGTAGGATTTTCCTATGGAAATTTCTACACCTGTCTCTTTCATAAACTTTTGGTAACTATCTGCTACGCTTTCTTTGAAGATTATTACATCATCACCGAGAACGAAGTAAGTAGAACCAGGAGTGACGCCATTGACGTATTCACAGTATCGAAGAATACAATGGTGAGTTATAGTGAAGATAGCCCATGAGGAATTTAATCCCATTGGCTGTCCTGTACCATAACTTATCATTTTGTTTTCTCCTTTAACTGTGACTTTAAACTTTCTTTCTCTCACTAAAACATTAAGTAAGTGATGAGTTACCTCTTCTCCGAAAAGGTAATCAGCGACTACTTTTGTTATAGCCACGGGTAATCTATCTGTGGCTGATGAAAGATCGAAACA